AGTTCATTCTAATTACAAAAAATTTGATATACATAAATCTATAGAATGAATTCAATTACTGATCTTATATTTAATATTATTAAAAAATTCGAATTAAATATATAAACTATTTAATATAATAGATTTATATTATAGTAAATATAATACTAATAATAATATAACTATTAATGAATTAGATATATTTTATAATAGTAATTATCTACTAAAAGATAATGAAAGAAAAGAACTAGGTACTCTTCTTGAAGAGATATTTAGTATAGACATCTCTAACAAAGAAGCAGTCATTGGTCTACTAGAGGAGCACAGACGACGCTCTCTTGCAGGCAAGGTTGCTCTCATGGCATTAGATGTTGAGTCAGGTAAGAAGTCTACTGAAGACTTACTTGAAATGTTCAATGAGTTTGAACATCAAGAAGTAGAAGCAGATAACATTACCCCTGTCAATATGAACTTAAAGGAGTTATATGATACACAAATTCAAACGCCAGGTCTACGATGGCGTCTTAACTTTCTTAATAAAAGTCTTGGGTCTCTTCGCAAAGGTGATTTCGGTTTTATCTTTGCTAGGCCTGAAACAGGTAAAACTACATTTCTTGCGAGTGAAGTTACTCACATGGTCAGTCAAACTGATGGGCATGTGTTATGGTTTAACAACGAAGAGCAAGGTACTAAAGTCGGAATCCGGGTGTTCCAAGCTGCACTGGGACTTAACACAGGAGAGTTGTTCAACAGCCCTGAAGCAAAGCAAATGCGGTACGAAGAGCTTACGGGTAACAGGATTGTCATCCTCGATTTCGAAGACTCAAGTAGCAAATCTAGAATAGAATCAGTACTTAAACAATATAACCCTGCGTTAATTATCTTCGATCAGATAGATAAGATACGTGGCTTTAAAGGAGAACGTAATGACTTGGAACTTAAACAAATCTATCAATGGGCTCGTGAAATCGCTAAAGCATATGCTCCCGTTATTGCAGTGTCGCAAGCAAGCGGTGAAGCGGAGGGCAAGTTATTTCTAACAATGGATATGGTTGACGGATCCAAAACAGCCAAGCAGGGCGAGGCCGATTGGATCCTTGGTATTGGGAAAGAACAAGATAATACAAGTCGTACTAGATACTTTAACATCAGTAAAAATAAACTTATTGGTGATGCTGATACTAGTCCTGACTTACGTCACGGTTCTTCTCAAGTGTTAATTAAACCGGAGATAGCTAGGTATGAAGATATCTAAATGGACTAGATGGATTCTATTAGACTGGGATGGTAACATAATAAGATGGTTTGACTATCCAGCTACAGGAACTATTAAGTACAAAGAACCTAAGCTTGATCTAAGTAAGTTAGATGAATGTTTATTTTAAGGAGATAGTATGAAGATATTTGAAGCAACAGTTAAAGACGTTTTAGAAATTAACCCTACACTCTCTGACAATGATGCAGAGGATCTCTTGACATTTGGTAGTCCAGATGATACAATAGAAGAAGGACTATTTAAATTATACGGGGATACAGGTGGAGAATGCGGAGCTTAATCTTAGACGTAGAAACAACCATTAGTAGTAAAGGTAACCCATTTGATGAAAGGAATAAACTTTGTTATGTTGGTCTCTATAGCGATGGTAAGCATTACCTTTTTGATATTGATTATAGCGGAAATCCAAACAGAGAAGGACTTGACTCTATACAAAGACTCATTGACAGCCACGATATTATTGTTGGCTTTAACCTCAAGTTTGACTTGCATTGGATAAGAAACTATGGAATCAATATTATGGGTAAGCGTGTTTGGGATTGTCAGTTGGTTCACTTCATATATAGTGGACAACAAGTACCCTATCCCTCTTTGGATGGTGTGTCTACTCATTATGGTCTTGGCACTAAGCTTGACGTTATTGCTAGTGAGTATTGGAAGAATGGTATAGACACACCTGAGATTCCAAAGGATCTTCTTGAAGAATATCTTATACAAGATTTGCGTTTAACGCAACAAGTGTATGATAAACAGCTAGAAGAATTTGCGGGATTAGCAAAAACAACACAACGACTTATTAAGTTACATAACCAAGACTTATTAGTTTTAGAGGAGATGGAATACAATGGTATTATCTACGATGAGGAAGGATGTAATGAAGGAGCTAGAGATCTTTCTCTTAGCATTGAGCGTATTGATAAAGAGCTTTACTCGTATCATATGCTTCCTGAGTTTAATCCCAGCAGTACTGAGCACGTATCTAGTCTCTTATATGGGGGCACTATTAAGTACAGGCGTAAAGAAGTTGTCGGTGTATTTAAGACAGGAGCTCGTGCCGGTCAAGAGAAAGAAAGATGGAAAGACTATGAACAAACGTTTGAAAGAATAGTCACACCATTGAAAGGATCTGAACTAGAGAAAGAAGGATACTTCTCTATTGATGATCAAACGTTAAAGAGTTTAAAGTTTAGATCTAACAAAGCTAAAGAACTTGTAGACTTAATTTTAACTCGTGCAACGTTAAGTAAAAGACTTACAGCTTACTATCAAGGCTTAGTTGAACTACGAACTAAGATGAACTGGCCTCATGGTAAACTGCATGGAGTTCTCAATCAATGTGTTGCTAAGACAGGTAGGTTATCATCAACCAAACCTAACTTACAAAACTTTGATGGAGAGATTAAACAACTATTTGGGAGTAGGTATGCTATTACAAGCTGACGCAAAAGCTTTGGAGTGGGTTTGTGCTACATACCTTTCTCAAGATGAAACTGCTATAAAGGAGATATGGGATGGAACTGATCAGCATAGCGATAATCAACTTAGGTTTGGGCTTCCTTCTAGGCTCATTGCTAAGACATTTGTTTTCAGACTCATCTACGGAGGTAGTGCTTACAGTTATGCTCATGACGTTAATTTTACTAGTGTATCTACATCTGAATCTTTCTGGCAGAATGTTATAGATGAGTTCTACAATAAATATCAAGGTCTTGCTCAATGGCATAAAGACGTTGTCGCCACAGCTATGCGAGAGCGACAACTTATTATGCCTACAGGTAGGATATATAAGTATGAGCCAGAAGTAAAGTATGGCAAAGTCAAGTGGCCTCGCACTAAGATTCTTAACTACCCAGTTCAGGGTCTTGGTGCCGACTTGATGGCAATAGCAAGAGTATCTTTATCTAATAGGCTTAAAGATAAAGAAGGTGTTAAGCTAGTTAATACTGTTCATGATTCAATAATACTTGACTATGATGAGAAAGTATGGGATAATAATAGTATAGTTAGTTTAGTTGATAAGTGTTTTACCGATGTTCCGACTAACTTTGAGAAACTGTTTGGAACAAACTTTAACCTTCCTATGCGGGTCGAATGTCAAGTTGGACCTAATTGGGGTAACATGGAGATAGTAAATGTTAATTAATATTATTGATGTAGGTCAACCTAATACACACGCTGCTAAGAATGGTCGTAATTACCAATCTATTGAAGTAACGTATAAGGCTGAGAATGGTCAAGTAGCAAATAAGAAGTTAATGTCTTTTAGTAATCCTAGTGTATTTAATCACATCAAAGGTTTATCTAAAGGTGCAACTCTTAATGTAACAACAACTAAAGATGCTAATGGTTATTGGCAATGGACTGGTATAGGAGATGATAACGTGGCTGATACAACACAAACTAAACCTGCTGCAACAGGTGGTGGTAGAGTAACTGGATCTAACTATGAGACTAAAGAAGAACGTGCCGCCAGGCAAGTCTATATCATTCGTCAGAGCAGTATTTCCTCTGCGGTTGAATTACTAGGTCAAGGTAAGTCTGTTGATGAAGTATTATCTGTAGCTAAACAGTTTGAAGCTTATGTGTTTGCTAAAGATCCAATAGCTGAGATTAATGATTTAGAGGATGACGTAAGTCTTATTTAATGAAAGCCCTAATAGATGCTGACATAGTAGCATACAGGGTAGCTTGCACCTGTGAAGAAGACGATGCTCAAGACTTTGTATTTGCTCGAACTGAAGATTTAGTAGATCAGATTCTAGTTAATACGGAAGCGACTGAGTATCGTCTATTCCTAACTGGCAAGGATAATTTCCGGTATACTATATACCCCGAATACAAAGCTCATAGACCTAAAGAGAAACCTTTCTGGTTAGAGCCGATCAGACAATATCTTATTGCTACATTCAATGCAGAGATTATTGATGGTCAAGAGGCTGACGATGCATTGGGTATCGCTCAGACTGATGATACAGTTATTTGTTCTATTGATAAAGATTTATTAATGATACCAGGTCGTCACTATAACTTTGTTAAAGATGAATGGTATGTTCAAACAGAGTATGATGCTGTTAAACATTTCTACAAGCAATGCTTAATGGGTGATCGTGCTGATAATATTAAAGGTATTGAAGGTATAGGAACTAAAAGAGCTGATAAGCTTTTAGATGATTGTTATACTGAAGATGAGATGTTTAATGTAGTAAGAGATGCTTATAGCAATGATGAAGAGTTTATTATGAATGCTAGAGTACTTTGGATTAGACGTAAACCTAACGAAGATTGGAGAAATATATTTAATGCCCACGTTCAAGAGCAAGCTGGAAGAAAAAGTTTGGGAACAACTGAAGAAGAAGTATCCGTCAGTTAAATACGAACCTGATAAGTTTAAATACATCCAGCCTGAAAAGGAACGTACATACAATCCTGACTTTAGAACTGGTAGACGTAAGCTTTATATAGAAGCAAAGGGTAAGTTAGATTTAGATACAAGACAGAAGATGGTATGGTTTAGAGAATCCAATCCTGATATAACTATTATCTTTCTGTTTCAAAACCCTGATGTTAAACTCACTAAGAAGAGTAAAACAACTTACGGTAAATGGGCCACCGATAACGGCTTCTTATGGTTAGACTTTAGAAAGGATTGGTTAAATGATTATAACAAACTGTGTGCAAAATAAAGATGGCTCTTTAGACTTTGACTTTCATGTTGATGCTAATGAAGCTTCTTTTCTTATGGACTTTTCTATCAAAGAGTTAGTACGTAGAGGTGTCATAAGTGTTGCTACTGATATGGCTGAACAAGAGCTAGATCTATTTAAACAAGAAGGGGGTAATGTAAATTGAGTAAAGGTAATTCACCCGCTTTCCCCTGTCAAGATAACAAGAAACAAATCTGGACAGGTATGAACCTTAGAGATTACTTTGCATTGGAAGCTATGAGTGCTATTATAGAATCTGCTGCTATGATTAAACTAGATGAGGTTCCTAATAAAGCTTATAAGATAGCTGACTTAATGCTTGAAGAAAGAGAAAACTACAAATGATCTTTGTTGCTTTGATTGCTTTATTATTAATTAACTTGGGCCTATAATTATGGGTAAACTACTATCATCATTTTACTGGGTCAAAGTTCGCTACGAGAAAGAATTACGTGTTCATTGTCCTAATGAAACTATTGCCAAAGACAAAGCAATGCACGACTTTATTAATGGTTTGCCAGGCATTAGTGCCGATGATTTAAGAATTATTCATGTTGAACAAAGTGAGGATCGTAAATGAGTAAGATATTACTATTAGATATTGAAATGGCTCCTAATGTAGCTCATGTGTGGGGTATATGGGATCAAAACATTGGTATTAACCAGTTACAAGAATCGTCTTATGTTATGTGCTATGCAGCTAAATGGTATGGTGATAAGAAGATGATATTTGACTCTGTTAAGAAATCAGGTGAAAAGAAGATGCTACAAGGTATTCATACTTTACTTGATGAAGCTGATGCAGTAGTTCATTACAATGGTAAACGATTTGATATACCAAGTCTTAACAAAGAGTTCTTATTGCATGGTATGTTTCCACCAGCACCATTTAAAGAGATTGACTTACTAACTGTAGCTAGAGGTAGATTTAGATTTGTATCTAACAAACTAGACTATGTAGCACAGTCATTAGGTTTAGGTAAAAAGACTGAACATAGTGGTCATGAGTTATGGGTACAATGTATGGCAGGTATTCCTAAAGCATGGAAAACTATGGAAGAATATAACAAGAACGATGTTATCCTTTTAGAGAAAGTTTATGAACGCTTTAAACCTTGGATTAAGAATCATCTTAACCGTAACCTAGTTGAAGGTACTGACTTATGTTGTCCTACATGTTCATCTACTAACTTCCAACGTCGTGGCTTTAACATGACAGCAGCAGGTAAATATCAACGATATCAATGTCGTACGTGTGGTAACTGGTTTAGAGATAACAAGAATCTTAAGCCTAAAGGTTCAACAAAGCTTGTTAATGTTTAAAAAGGATGGTATAATAATAGTATGAGTGCATTAAGAAAACAAGTAGCAGGTAGTCACTATAGACAATTTCCTATACAACCTATAGAGTTTATAGTTAAGAATAACTTACCATTTATTGAGGGTAATATTATTAAATACATTTGTAGATGGCAAGACAAAGGTGGTGTGGAAGACCTTAACAAGGTCATTCATTATGTTGAACTATTGAAAGAATTGAAGACATAACATGCCATTAACGTTAGAAGAACTAAAAGAAAAGCTAGCAGAACAGCTAGATGAGATTACTCTTTTAGATATACTGGGTATTACATCTTATGACCTTGTTGAAAGGTTTGAAGATATAATAGAAGATAAATTTGATAAACTAGAGAAAGAAATAGATGGCTGATAAACTCAGTGATTATGGACGCTTTATCCATAAGAGTAGATATGCTCGCTACTTAGAAACAGAGCAACGTCGTGAGTCTTGGGAAGAAACAGTTGCAAGACTAATGGTTTATGTACAGTCTAAAGTACCTGAGTTAACTACAGATCCTGTCTATAAAGATAAGTTAACTGAGTTACATAATGCTATTCTTAATCTAGAAGTTATGCCTAGTATGCGTCTTCTAATGACTGCAGGTGAAGCTTGTGATAGAGATAACATCTCTGCTTACAATTGTTCTTACTTAGCTATTAATAACAAACGAGCTTTTAGTGAAGCTCTATATATTTTAATGAATGGTACTGGTGTAGGTTTCTCATGTGAAAGACAAGAGATTAACAAACTACCTACACTACCTGATAAATTTAGGGAGGTAGATGATGTTATTGTCGTTGGTGATTCCAAACTCGGATGGGCCAAGGCCTTTAAAAAGCTTCTGTCATCATTGTGGGAAGGAGACATCCCAAAGATTGACTATAGTAAAATTAGACCGGCCGGGTCCAGACTTAAAACATTCGGTGGAAGAGCTTCGGGTCCAGATCCATTGCGAAAGTTGTTTAACTTCACACTCGAATTATTCAAGCAAGCTGCTTCGAGAAAACTTAATTCTTTAGAAGTACACGATATTATGTGTATGATTGGTGAGATTGTAGTAGTAGGTGGTGTAAGACGCTCTGCTCTAATCTCTTTGAGTAACTTAACAGATAAAAGGATGCGAGATGCAAAATCAGGAGCCTGGTATAACGATCACCCTTACCGAGGACTTGCCAACAACAGTGTGGCCTACACCGAAAGACCCGATTCTGAAACTTTCATGGAAGAATGGCTCGCTTTGGTTAAGTCAAAATCAGGTGAACGAGGAATCTTTAATCGTGTTGCTTCTCAGGCTCAAGCAGGAAGATGGGGGAGACGAGATCCGCTTCTCAGCTATGGCACCAATCCATGCTCAGAGATTATCCTCCGTGATAAACAATTCTGCAATCTTACGGAAGTGGTTGTACGGGGGAACGATACCGAATCTACCTTGGCTAATAAGGTGTCCCTCGCTACAATACTCGGTACAATTCAGTCCACTCTCACCAGCTTCCAATTTCTAAGTGAAGAATGGAAAAAGAATACTGAAGAGGAAAGATTACTTGGTGTTTCATTAACTGGTATCATGGATTGTAAACTAACAAACAAACCTGATCCCGCAATGTTAGAAAGGTTAAGAGATGTCGCGAGACAAACAAATGAACAACTTTCTGAGGTCCTTGGTGTTCCTCCTAGTGCTTCTATCACTTGTGTTAAACCTTCAGGTACAGTCAGTCAGTTGGTGGATAGTGCTAGCGGCATTCATGCTAGACATAACACTTACTACATTAGAAGGGTACGCATTGATAAAAAGGATCCTGTATACTCGTTCCTCAAGGAAAAAGGTTTCCCAGTTGAAGACGAAGTGTTTAGACCTGATTCGACAGCTGTATTCTCGTTTCCTGTAAAAGCTCCTAAAGGTGCTATTACTAGAAATGATATGACTGCCTTAGAACAATTAAATCTATGGTTGATTTATCAAAGACATTGGTGTGAACATAAACCTTCAGTAACCATCACTGTAACTGACAATGAGTGGCCTGAAGTAGGGGCTTGGGTATGGAAACACTTTGATGAAGTAAGTGGTATCAGTTTCTTACCTCATTCTAACCATACATATCAACAAGCTCCTTATGAGGATATAACAGAAGAGCAGTATAAAGAATTAGCATCTAAGATGCCAAGCTCAATCAATTGGGAAGAATTGGTAGAACGTGATGATAATACTGAAGGAAGCCAAACCCTTGCGTGTGTTGGCGGAACTTGCGAGATATAATATGCATATAACGTTTCACCCCATATGTGGGGTTGGTTTAGGATTTGAATTAGTCAATCCGTCAGATGTATTTGAAGATGGTGAAAATAAAACCTATCTGACAATTGAACTATTCATTGTAAGAGTAGTAGTTTCATTTAACTGAGAAAAGGAGAAAGTATGAACTTTGCATCAATCGTAATTAACAAGGTAGACAATGGCTATGTAGTTAACGTTCAGAAGACTACGTTTGGACAAGAACGTCCTGAACAAACTATTAGTGTGTTTACCTCGTTTGATGACGTGCTAGCTTATATCAAAGGCTAGTATTTCCCTCAAAGAGCGAAGCCTCTTTAAGTCGTCTTTGGAGAATTGCATCTGATTTGTGCCCGCCAGCAAAATCCCACTTAAGCAGTTCTCCTTTGACGGCTTCTTTTTTACCCGCATTAAGTATCTTCAATAGTGTTGACTTCTGAAAGTTAGCACCACCTACATTAAACGTAAACGATACTAACGCATCAAACTCATTCTGAGTTAATGGTACTGTAACAAACTTGTTAACAAAGTACTCGGCCTTCTCGGCTATATCCCTAGCTAATAATGCTACGGCTTCTACAGATGATATAGCACCAAAATGCTCACCAGGTAATATAAGGTGTCCATATCCTATAGTAAGTAGTCCTGCTATATCTTTATAAGGTGTAGCCACAAACCCTTCAAACTTCTTAATAAGGTCAATACCTTGTTGTGATGTCTTCATAGGTTATAATATGGTAGTTTATAGTTGGCACCATTAATAGTAATAATAACATAACCAGCAGGATTAGCTGGTAATGCAGTAGCTGCACCTGCAG